GTTGAGGATGTCATTAACCATAGCCTCATCAGAGGCAGACAGATCCTTATTGCTACGCTCATTGTGTAGATCCAGCACCTTGCCATTCATGTACTCAACAAGATCAATGAAGTCTTTTAGTGTATCATTGTCGCTGTCAGAAAGATCAACGCTGCTGCCTAGCTTGGCTTCGATCCTACCAAACTTAGCACCTGTAGGAATGCTATCCTCTACACCCACCATTTTAATGGTAGACATGATAGGCAGCAGGTTCTTACGGCTCAAGCCATTCAGTACAGCATCAATGCTCTTGAGTGAGTCACGGTTCTTAACATCCATAACCACAGGCACATCAGTAAAGTCACCTGTCACAGGCTCACCCTTGTCATTGATAGGGTTGTCTAGTGTGACTGTAGCAAAGAATACCTTGACACGCTTGACTGAACGCATGATCTGTTTGGTAGCCTCAGGCAGTGACTGGAAGTCTTCGATGTATCCTGTAGGACGCCCAAGGTTAAACCCACCCACGCTATCCTTCATGTCACCATTGAGTGAGTTAGACATGACAGACTTCTCCATCTCCTCTGTCTCACTATTCCAGCGCTGCCACTGATTACGCTGAGCGAATACACGTAGGGTAATACCATTGCTGTATACCTTGTCTTCACCCTGCACCAGAGTGAATGCACCTATTGGCACAACCTCTGTCTTGATTGTCTTACCGTTAAACTCCACCTCACCCATGATAGGCTGGTGGATCATACCGACACGTGCAATAGATGGCGTGGCCTGCTGTGTTGGTGCAGAAGACACACCCATAAGCTCAGCCATAGACTGTCCACGATCTGCTGCGATTGCTAGTTCATTGCTCATTTCTATATCCTTTTAATAGAGTCAAAGAGTACCTAGTTATACCTCAAACATCCACTGTGTCAAGCCAGTTGGGGCCGATTTTAGCTTCTAATAGTAGAGGCACATTCATTCTTATTCCATACACTGACTCAACTAGATCAGTCAAGCCCTCATTCATATCATTTACCATACCTAGTACCTGATCTACTTCGTCAGGGTGTATGTCAATTACTGTTGAGTCATGCACAGTATTCACGAGACAGGATTGCATAGGTTCAAGACGCTTGTACATCTCATTTAGTACGACAGGTACGACATCACCTGTTGCAAAGCCCTGCACTGGATAGTTCTTGATCATAGTGAAGTGTGTTACACTCCCGTTTGACCTACGAGATATGTCAGGGAAAGCGTACTGTCTGCCTGACACGTTAGTAATCTTATTGAAGCGCATTGCCTCCTCACCTAAGTTCTTATGCCATGCCGCAATCCCCTTATACTTATCAATGAACTGAATGTAGTATGCCTCCTCTGCCTTACTTCTGCCATAACCTGTAGCCCCAAAGAGGGGCGCAAACGTGTGTTCCTTGGCTTGCTGGCGTGTCGTAGGCTGACCTGCATCAGAGATAACCTTGGCTGTGTAGCTGTGAACATCGAACCCTGTGTTGATCTCCTCCATAGCAGTCTCATCCTGGGCTAGGTATGCAGCAGTACGAAACTCAAGCTGAGCAAAGTCTGCCTCACAGATCTGTCCACCCTTCCAGCGTGACACAAACACACGCTTAACAGGGAACGTACCCCCACGAGGCATGTTCTGCATGTTAGGTTCCTTACCACTGAAACGTCCAGTAGCTGTCACACTCTGGGTGAGCGTAGCATGTAGGAAACCATCATCCTTTGAGTAGATACCTATGCCATCCACAAACGTAGACAGGTAGCTGCGGATGGCTGAGTAACGCAGATAGTCTTGCAGGAAAGAGACAGCATCATCCTTTTTGTGTGTCTTTGCTGTACCTATTAGCTGCTGTATCTTGTCCTTACTTGTGCTGAAACCATTGGCGCTTACCCACTTTTTACTAGGTGCTGAGAAGCGCAGCCCAGCAACCTGCTGTGTCTGTGTTAGTTGAAAGCCACGAGCATCACAGTCCTTGCACTTGTTAGGTTTAGCAAACTTGGTGCCGTCCTTCTTAGTCTTGTATGTCTTGCCTAACCCCTCGCATGTAGGGCAGGTGAATGCCTTAGTGCGATAGATGGTATGGCTGTTAGACTTTACTGCTGAGCGGAATTCCGCCGAATCTTTAGTGAACTCAAATAGGCCATCCCATTCCTTCTTGTTATTCATACGGACACTGAACACAACCTGTGACATCTGCTCTGGTGAGCCTATGTTGATAGGCGTGTCGCCCATTAGTTCACGCACCTTGCTTTGCAGACGGGTCTCTAGCTCTGAGCGTTCATCCTCAAACTGCTCACGCACTCTCTCTAGTTCTTCAAGATCCACCCTGATTCCTGACATGTACATTCTGGTGAGGGTCTTACAGGTATTGAAGGTAACATCTCTGACGGTGTGTAGGGACTTACTCTCTGGGGTGGCGTAGTCTGCTTCGATAGAATGGAACAACTCACTAGTTGTGAGCAGGTCAGACCTAAGATAAAGGCTAAGCTTACTGAGATCAGTCTCATTGGTGTTGATACCTTTCTTGATGCAGGTAGATAGGTAGTCTTCCTTCTGCTCAGCTAGGTCACGGCGTATGGCACATGCAGACAAGCCTATAGCATCCTTCTGTCCACGCAGCAGTAGATACTCCGCAAGCATGGTGTCATAGATAGGGCCATCATAGGTGAAGCCACTCTCCCAAATCCACATCAAGTCATGCCTAGCGTTGTGCATGATCAGCAGAGTTGTCATGTCCAGCACACTCTGTATTAATGCACGGCCTGCACCTGATGTATCCTTAGCTTCATTGTGATCTAAGTTTACAATATGTAACTCTTCGTGATTGTCAGCATTCACCATGCCAACCTGAGTAAGCGTGTTGGTAGGCTCGAAAGGATCATTAAAGATCTTCCCGTCCCTCCAAGTCACACTGTTCTCAACGTCTAATACTAGTCTCATGTCTATCTCCTAAGCTGTGTAGATAGAACGTGATCCATCTAGCACACAAGTAATCTTACCCTGATACCCGTTTAGTTTGTTCTTGGCAAGGTTAAGATAGCGCACTGGATCTTCATCCTGCCCCTCAACCTGTGCAGCCTTACCAATAAGAACCATGAGGTCTGCCTCTGCAGCCTTGCCTGTCTTGCTGCCCTCCATCATAGACTGATTAGGATCTGTTCTACCCTCCGCCTCTGCGCTTAACTGTGACATCCATATCACACAACAGTCATACTGTTTAGCAATGTTACGGGCATGAATAGCTGCAGCCTTGAGGGTAATGTCACTGCGCTCACTCTTCATGTCAGAGAACTTGTCACCCATGTCCAATACTACCACGTCAGGCTTCTCCTGTTTAACAACAGACTCAACCCATGCCATGCCCTTACCTGTACTTTCCTTGAACATGATGTTCTTACGCACAGGCTCATAGCGCATACGTGCTAGAGATTGGTTCTCTCGTACCTCCTTCATTGTCATGTTAGAAGAGGCACTAACATAGCGTGACGCTACCCGTGTGTACGCTTCCTCATTGCAGAGGATAATACAACGTGCGCCTTGGTGAGCAAAGCCTCCATCAGCTGCAATAAGAGAGGCATGGAAGGATGTCTTGCCTGTGTTGGGACGTGCGCCAACCACAACAAGGTGACCACCACTGACACCCTCAACCTTACGGGCCAGGGTAGGTATGTTGAATGTCCAGCGTGACTCTAGAGCGGTAGCATCTAGGATCGTATCAAGATCATCAGCCTCCCAGTCAACACGAAGGTTAGGTGTAAAGTCATTCTTGTATTCCTCAAGCAGCTGACGTAGAGGCTCAAGGCTATTCTCTGTGCCGTTCACATAGTCGAAGCCAAGGTTAGCTACAACATCCCCAACGTGCTGTTGGAATAAGTGTGACAGTGTATCCTGTGCTATCTCTTCCTTGATAGGCTCAGCAATATCAATACGGCGGAAGAGTGCATCGTATGCTGTGCGTGTGGCAGTGGTCATGCTCTGGTTCATGCGGTTGAACACAGCCTGCAAGTCCTGCACATTCATGCTGCCATCATATGTTTCCATGGCGCTGTCTAGTGCTTGCTTGATCTTGCGTACATCTTTACTAAAGATCTTGTCGGGGCAACGAATGCCCTTGTGTTGGTCATAAAAGTCACGGTCTAATAGTGTTTTAATTAGGGCCAGTTCCATCATTGTCTTTCTCTCCTACAAAGATACGGTATATTACTTCTAGTGCTATCAAAGGCCACAAGAATGCGAACTTGATAGGGCCAGAATTATTCTCCTCAGGATCTTCTGGCTCTACCATATGATAGAATAAGGGAAGGGCTAACACATAAGCTGCAAAAGCACCACCCAAGAAATACATTCCCTCATCACTCATGCTTCACCTCCAAGTAGTATGACCCTTCACTGCTCTTGTATGCAGCCATTATGTCTAACCACTGTTGGGCGCTCATGATTAACATCTGATAGGAATCCATCTCTGGTTCAAACTGTCTCATGTAGACAGCACCATCGTCACCAAAGATAACCTCTACATCCTCGTGTAAGTTATTCTGATCTAACGTTGTGACAACAGCTGCATCAGATTCAAACTCAACTGTGAACATTTAACTCCCCATCTACTAGTATATTAACATGGGCTACGTTACCATCAACACGGGTGATAACATAATCAAGCCCTGCCTTGGTGAGTAACAATCTTAGTTGACCTACGGGTATCATAGCTTTTCCTCTCCGTTTAGTTGGTTGATACGCATTTGACAATAGCGTTGAACTTTCTCTAAGTCAATGACCTCACTTTCTACCTGCGTCTTACCCTCATACAGCTTGTATCCTGCACGACTGGCATACTTAACAATGTTGCCACGCCAGAACTCAAAGCCATTACGCATGATGTATGTGATTGGCTCAATGGCCCACCGTGCATAGTGCTTAGGCTCATTCACGATGTCTGCTGTATGTTCTGCTAATACTGTGTCACTAAACTCGTGATCTCTCATTACGCTATCCTTATGTGATTGCTCTGCTGCTACTAGCTTATTCCACTGGCTCTTTATCATTCTTCCTCCAGACAGAAACCACACCATGTGTCTCTACTTGCATTACCACAACTGACACACTTACGCCACTTGTTCTTTTTGTTACGATCAAGGGCTGCTTTACG